CTATGACGCAAACGGTTTTTGTAACCAACCGCAGCAACACCGTACTCAGAGATGGGTACGGTGGTGTCTTTTATGACTTTGTAAAAGACCAAACCGTGGAGGTTCCTCTTCACGTAGCGCAGCATGTGTTTGGTTATGAAAAACCCAACAAAGAACCTTTTTTGTCTCGCCTGGGATGGATTAAGTCCCACGCAGACTTGAAGACAGGATTGGAATTGCTGGCTCAGTTTGACATCTCTGAGCAGCAGCCAGAGCAGAACCGCTCCTTACCCTCGGCGGTTAGCGTAGTACCTCTGCGGATTGAAAAATCCGTGGGGGGAAAAGTTACGCAAAGGGCGGCATAAAATGGAAGCAACATGGCAACACTTTCTTCCTACATCACAGATGTCCAGCGGCTCTTGCATGATGCAAACGCTGTTTTCTGGTCAACTTCTGAGCTAACCGACTACATCAACGATGCTCGGGAGAGGGTTGCGCGGGACACTGGTTGCCTGCGTACACTGCAAATAAGCTCTACTCCAATCGCGTCCACAGGCAATGTAGCGACTATGTGGGCAGCAAGTACGCCTGTTACTGCTGGAGACTACTTGTTTTCTAACATCTTCATTTATGAAGTAACAGTCAGCGGAACTACTGACACCACTCCACCGCCGTACCCAGCATCTAACAGCACGTTCCCGCCGTCAACGCCGTTTACCAACGGCACAGCCACACTTCAGTATTCCGGCCCTGCTGAAATTATTCCGTTTGCCACGTTGAGCAACGGCACTACGTTGGACATTCTGAACATCACTTTGTATTGGGGCAACAGCCGCATTCCGCTGCGCTATTTGCCGTGGAGCAACTTCAACGCCCAACTACGGTACTGGCAGAACTATGTTGGTAGGCCCATCTGTTTTTCTGTTTACGGGCAGCAACAGATTTACATTGCACCTGTGCCAGACCAATCCTATGCGATTGAGATTGACACCACCATTTTGCCTACACCGTTGAGCCAATCCACGCCTGACGATGTTGACCCCATCAACGACCCTTACACAACGCCTGTTCCTTTCTACGCAGCCTACAAAGCCAAGTACAAGGAACAAAGTTATGGTGAGGCTGAAATCTACAAGCAAGAGTACATGAAGCATGTCAATGCTGTTCAGAACTCTGTCTTCACGCGCCGCATTCCCGACCCATACTCTAGCCCGTACTAATCATGGCAGCAGCAGAGCAAAAGAAGTCTTATGCTGTTGTTAAGAATTTCACCACTCTTAACACCAAAGCCAACAGAACGGCTATTAAAGAAGATGAATTTGCCTGGATAGAGAACGCCCAGCCTATCGGGCACGGCAACATCAAAGTCATTCCAGCACAGACAACGGTCAAAGACTCTGGCAACAGCGCAGTTTCTTTTGCCAACACAGTTACATCCCTGACCTCTGCCAACATAAACGTCAGCGACTACTTGCTGGGGTTTGAGTCCAACGGAAGGGCAGAATACTTTAACCTGACCACCAGCACAAAAGGCAATGTTGCCGCAGCAAGCACGTTTTCCGCATCCGGCGTTACCACCGCGCAGTACAAGAACCAGAACGTCATCATCGGCGACCCTGACAAAGGCTTGTATTCTTGGGACGGAGCCAACCTGTCCAGCATTGGCTCTGTAGGTTTTATTGGAATTAAAAACGCTGGAGCAGGCTACACCAGCACTCCCAGCATTACCATTTCTGCCCCTCAAGAAACGGGCGGTAACGTGCGGGCAACTGCTACCGTAACTGTTGGCAGTGGTGTTGTCACTGCTATCACCTTAACCAACGGCGGTCAAGGATACACAGCCGCTCCTACCGTGACCATCAGCGGAGGTGGAGCCACTACCAGCGCCACTGCTGTGGCCTCTCTAGTGACGTTTAAGACAGGCACGGTGTCTGTGGTGATGAACACCCTTGGCACAGGCTACAGCAACGCATCTAACGTCACAGTGACTATTGGAGATGGCACTGGTTGGACAACACGGGCTGTTGGCAATGCTATTGCGTCTGGCGGTCAGATTACGCAAGTCATTATGACCAACGCAGGCGCGGGATACACCTCTGCGTCCAACGTGACGGTGGTCATCTCCGACAGCAGCCCCACACCAGGCACGGGCGCTACCGCCACCGCCGTCATCAACGCAGACCAGATTGTGGATGTGGCTACATTCTCTGGCAGAGCATGGGTAGCTGCTGGCAGGACGGTGTACTACTCTTCTGCCACCAACATCAGCGACTTCACCTCTGTGTCTGCTGGTTCATTCACGCTCACAGACTCAACTCTGCACGGCAACATACAAGGCCTGCTGTCTGCCAACAACTTCTTGTACGTGTTTGGTGATGACAGCATCAACGTCTTCTCTGACTTGCGGGTGTCTAGCACGGGCGTGACCCTGTTTACCAACACCAACGTCAGCGCCAGTATTGGTACTAAGCGGCTGTACTCAGTGTTTCCGTACTTCCGCTCGGTGCTGTTTATGAACGATTACGGCATGTACGCCCTGGTTGGTTCTACCACCAGCAAGATTTCTGACCAGCTAGACGGTATTTTTCCGTACATAGACTTCACCAAGCCCGTCACGGCAGGCCAGGTGCTGCTCAACAGCATTCTGTGCGCGGCGTTCTCCTTCACCTACAACGACCCGCTGTCTTCTGCGCGACCTATCCAAGCGGTGTTCTTTGAGAAAAAGTGGTTCATCACCAGCCAGGGTGCATTGACGTATATCACCTCTGCTCCAGTTGGCGGCGTGATTAACCTCTACGGCACAACAGGCACGGCGTTGTACAAGCTCTACGGGGATGCCACTGCCAACGTGGCTACAACCATCCGCACGGCTCTTATGCCTATGGGTGACCCCATCCGTACTAAACAAGCCCTCAAATTTGGTATTGAAGCCACGCTTACAAACGCAGCCACATTTGTTGTCACCGTGGATAGCGAGTACGGCAGCAGCCCGTCCTACACGCTGACCAACTCCCAGGTGAGCTGGGTGAACAACAGCGGCTCAACTGTTACCTGGACAAATGCGTTTAGCACGACAATTCCTTGGTTGTCTTCCGGCGGCTACAACTTGTACAAGTCGGATGCCCAGCAGTACGGCAAATATCTAGGGTTAACAATGACCAGCAACAGTGCTGGTTTTGTGGTCAACACGTTTGAGTTTGAACATGAATTAAGAGTGAGGTTCTAACATGGCAGTCCCATACACCTTTGCAAGTGCCACAGGGTCTATTCCCCTGTCGTACCTTGACAGCAATTTCAGCACACCAATCACCATTGGTAACACTGCTGTTACCTTGGGTTCAACCATTACCACGATGTACAACATGACGTTAGGCAACGTCATTATCACAAGTATTGGTTCCGCATTCCCCAACAACTACCTTGCCAACGCCAATGTCATTCTGGGCACAACCACTGTACCGCTGGGCAATACGGCTACCACGCTAGACGGCTTGACGCTTGCCAACGTAACTATTAGCACGGGTAACGTAACTCTCACAAACATCACGGTGACTACTGCCAACGTCACCACAGCGAATGTGGGCACGGCGGTCATTACTACCGCCAATGTCACTACTGCCAATTTGACTACGGCAGCCATTGCTACTGCAAACATCACGACAGGCAACATCACAACCGCTGCTGTCGTTACGCTGAACGCAACCAACGCCAACATCTCTGCCAATGTCAGAACACAGACGTTGACGGGTTATTTGTACGGAAACGCCAACACAGGCAACGTCACTGCGGCTACAACCATTCCTAACAACGGCCTTGCCAACAGCACCGCAACAATAGGCAACACGACTGTTACTTTAGGAAGCACTACTACCAGCCTGGGCAACCTCACTACCGCCAACGTGACGGTTACCAACTACGTAGAGACACTCAACGCTATTGGCAACAGCAGCACTGCTCAGACTATCTCGCTTGTGACGGGCACTGTGCAGACCTGTACTCTTACGGGCAACTGCACGTTTACCATGCCCACGGCGACGGCTGGCAAGTCATTCATCTTGATTCTCAGCACGGGCGCAGGCTCATTCACTTCCACGTTCACCAGCGTGAAGTGGCCTGCCAACACCGCGCCTACCATCACCACCACAGCCAGCCGTTGGGACATCCTGACCTTTGTCAGTGATGGCACTAACTGGTACGGCAACTCTGCGCAGGCATACGCATAATGTTTGCATCTAAAGACGTATTCCTAAAGTCTAGCGGCGGCGGGTACACCATAGCCCGTTCTGTGCGTTTTCGTAGCAGCGCAAGTGCGTACTTAAACAGGACGTTTGCAACTCCGACAAGCAGCACTATTTGGACATGGAGCGCATGGGTTAAGCGCGGGTCTTTAACTGGAACATACCGATTGTTTGGGGCAAGTACAACTACGTACTTGACGTTTAACAGTTCAGACCAGTTGAATTTAACTCTTAACGGCGTATCAGCAGCTACATCAACAGCGGTATACCGTGACCCAGCTTCTTGGTATCACATTGTTTACCAACAAAATGGTTCTGCTCAAACAATCTACGTCAACAATGTGTCGGTTGCAACTGGAACAACTGCGGCTTCAGTTTTTAATACCGCTATTGCTCATCAACTTGGAGCAGCCAACACTACCAACTTTTTTGATGGCTACATGGCAGAGGTCAACTTCATCGACGGTCAAGCCCTGACCCCATCTAGCTTTGGGGCAATAGGCACTAACGGCGTGTGGCAGCCAGCTAGGTACACGGGCACATACGGCACTAACGGGTTTTACCTCAAGTTTGACAGTTTTGGAACTGCCGCCGCTCTTGGTACGGACTCCAGCGGCAACAGCAACACCTGGACGGTGAACAACATCAGCGTGACTGCTGGAGCCACCTACGATGCTATGACGGATGTACCAACGCTAACAAGCGCGACAGCGGCGAACTACCCAACGTGGAATGCAGTAAACAACAGCACAACAAATTCATATACGTTCTCCAATGGGAATTTAAGCGCAACTGTTAGCACAACATCTGGTGGTCGGGGCATCACTTCTACAAGTGGAATGACTTCTACTTCTGGATTCAAGTATTACGCAGAATTGACTGTTTCTGCTTGGGGTGGCTCAAGCAACGCAGACGTTGGAATTTTAAGTATCAGCACATCAGTGATGACTACTAGCAGTTTTGCTTTGTCTGGTTGCATTGGCACTTACTTGTCTAACGGGTATTCCATCAACAAAGGTGGAAACGTCTACAACAACGGCACTTCTTTGGCTGCTGGTTTAACGACCTTTGTTGATGGAGATATTGTTCAAATTGCTTATGACGGCACTTACATTTATTTTGGCAAAAACGGTACTTGGTTGAACTCTGCTGTTCCAGCATCTGGTACAGGTGGCTTTAGTGTTGCGGCTGGCACATACGCTTTTGCTTTTGGTGTAACTTCTAACACCTCGCAAACAGGCACAGTAATAGGCAACTTTGGTCAACGCCCATTCAGCTACACCCCGCCCACTGGCTTCAATGCACTGAACACCTTCAACCTGTCCACGCCTACGATACCCAACGGCGCGGTATACATGGCGGCTACGACTTACACGGGTGATGGGTCAGCAACAACTAGGACAGTAACTGGTTTAAATTTTCAACCAGATTTTGTTTGGATTAAAGACCGTTCTGCCGCAGATGACCATTGCTTGCAAGATGTAATTCGTGGTTTTGGTACTGGAAAAGCTCTTCGCTCCAATACAACAGATGCAGAAACAGACCCTGGTGGAACATTTTATGGATTTATATCGTCAGTAAATTCAACTGGGTTTGTTGTTGGAAAAGGCACGGACGCTGTAAATGGAAATCGTTGGGTTAATTTCAATTCATACTTATATGTTGCTTGGTCGTGGAAAGCCAACGGCACAGGCGTATCCAACACCAGCGGCTCTATCACCAGCACGGTGAGCGCAGGCGCTACGCAAGGGTTCAGCGTGGTGACCTACACGGGTACAGGCGCTAACGCTACTGTGGGGCATGGGCTGGGTGTTGCACCTGTCATGGTCATTGTTAAATGCCGCAGCAATGCAGCCAACTGGACTGTAGGTAGCTCTTACCTGACTAGCTGGGCCTACTTCCTGCAATTGAGCAGCACTGTTGCCCAAACGCTTGCGGCTGCTGAATTTAACTCTACCGCGCCGACATCTTCAGTATTTTCTGTGGGCACGGATACAGACACAAATGGAAGCGCCCGTACCTACGTTGCCTACGTCTTTGCCGCAGTAGCAGGGTACAGCGCATTTGGCACTTACACAGGCAATGGCTCTGCGGATGGGCCGTTTGTGTATCTTGGGTTTAGGCCACGGTGGGTGATGATAAAACGTACTGACAGTACATCTGACTGGTACATATGGGACACATCCAGAGACACTTACAACGTAGCAACTGCAACTCTGTTAGCAGATACGTCTGGCGCAGAAACATCGGCAACGTCTATTGATGACCTTTCTAACGGGTTTAAGTGCCGCTCTGCTACGGTTGTCAATGTATCAACTGGCACTTACATCTATGCCGCTTTTGCCGAAAACCCATTCAAATATTCACTAGCGAGGTAACCCATGTTTTTACTCAACGGACAACCACTGCCGCTGGATACGCCTTTTGAGGTGGACGGTACTAGCTACCCTGCCAACTGGCTGCGCCTGACCAGCATAGAAGAGAAGAACGCTATCGGCATCACAGAGGTGGCAGACACCACCGTGACCTACGATGACCGTTTCTACTGGGGTGTGGATAACCCTAAAGACTTGGACGGCCTCAAGACCAACTGGACGGCACAAGTGAAAGACACCGCCAACAAGCTGCTGGCACAGACCGATTGGATGGTCATCCGCAAGGTAGAGCGCAGCGTGGACATTCCTGCCGCCACAATTACCTACCGCGCCGCTGTGATTGCGGAATGCACCCGCTTGGTTGCGGCTATTTCCTCCTGTACAGACGTACCCAGCCTTGCTACAGTTGTGACTACTCAGAACTGGCCTATTGGAGCATAAGTAGCATGGAGCAAGACGCGCACAACACTTCCTTCACAGACCTCATCATCGTCTGGGTAGGAACCATTCTCGGGCACTTCACCCTGTCGGATGCGGTGTTGTGGGCAACCCTTTTCTTCACCATATTTCGCATCTACGTACTGTTGCGGGATGAAGTGTTTAGGAAAAAGCCATGAACATGAATGACCTGTCCTACGTGCGGTTTGGCGACAAAGACGGCCTGGGGCAGTTCTTGTTCGAGAACGGCGTGCAGCACAGGTTGTTCTCCCAGATTCTTGCTGACCAGAACATCTCATACCCCAAGTACCCTATCATAGATGCCAACACTGACAACCTGGATGATTGGCTGTTTGTGCATAACCAGGAACATCAGTCACTGGCAACCATCTTAGTTTTGGACAACCCGTTTCAGTTGCTAGACAGCGATTGGAATGTGGAGGATGACTTTTACGATTGGTTGGGCGTTCACCTGACTATTCATCAGCAGATAGCCGCTGCGCTGGGTGTGTGACATGAGCAGCAGAGTCTACGAAATCATTGAAGTTGACCATCGAAAAAACCACGCTGGTCGTAAGTATTCTGCGGAAGATGCCAAGAAAACTTTTGATGATTACGTCAAAGGCGGTGGCAAACACATGGAGTTTGGCAACGTCTTAATCATGTATGAACCTAGGGAAGACGGTGTTTTGGAGTTTCACTGCATCAACGCTGGCGGGGCAAACGACTTGCTAG